TTTCTTTTCTTTTCTTTTGGTCTATGTTTGGAGCTAGCTTAAAGTACAAATTAATAAGCTAGTTATTACATATAAATGTCAGTACAGAAAAATGCAATTTACAGAGATGCACATTTGCAATGGTTCTTACGAAACACATGTCGAGACAGAATCAAAACACCTTTCTATGAAAGCATGTGCAATTTTACCATTGAAGAATTCGGGAAACACGAATGCCCAGATAAGATCAGACCTGGAAATCTTCGGGATCATTATCGTAATGGTCTTTGTAATCCTGCCGTTCTTGCGGTTCACCCTTCACATCCTTTACCGCAGCCTCTTGATCTTATTTCGCCTAGCCTTCCTCCCGCAAAGATTGGTCTCGAAGGTGTTTACCACTACATATCTTCATTTGAAGATGAGATTTTCGGTCCAGAAACGTATGACGAACAACGATTCAGGATACCAGCCGAACTTGAATTTTTCAAGACAATCTATGCCCTCGGATGCACCGCAAGCTATCATTCTCCCAAAGACTTCTATCTCCGCTCCGTCAGTTCTGCAAAATACCTTGCGCAAACAATTGCAACCGCACATTTCCACCTTAAACAACTCTGGAAACTTAAAGTCGCTGATAAAGATCGAAAGTACAGGCGAGAACTACGAGAAGCAAAAACCTTTGGAAAGAAGCCAGTTCCGATCCCTGAGAGAATATCCGCAATCCATCGTAAAGCGAAATGTTACACTGTCGCAGGCTCGCTTATCATCTGTCCACAAAATCGGAACTATTGCTACGTCTTCAATCAAAACGACCTCAACAGGCTTGAGAGCATTATTATTGGGTTCGCAACAGCAAGATTTACACCATTCCAAGAAGGACGTTACGAAGAAGCAGACGTTAAGAAGTATGCTAATGCAATCACAAAATATCAACAAATCGTTATAGATGCAATGGGGAGAGTGAATGGTGTACAAGCTCAGTCACTTTGTCGCGCATTAGATGTTGTATACCACATCCATCTTGCAGATCTAAGCAGTGACATCGATCGACGAGCCATTCAGAAACAATGGGATAAATGGAAGGATGAAAAGCTAGAACAGATAATTCCTGCAGAAGACTTACTACGCCTAGTACGTCGTGATCGGTTGCCCCTACAAATCGGATTACAAGTTTTGATACAGTATAAAGCTTTACCTCAACCAGATTTCGATTATTTTGGAGCTGCTTTCCGTCAAGAAGAACTGTATGCGAAACGTAGAAAACATGCATTAGAGAGTCACGCATGTGAAGGACATCAATTTGAAGAGCTCTTATGTTACCATAAGTGGTTAATGTTAATAGCATATAGTGAAGCTCATAATAGGTTACCTGGACATATACGAGACAGCGCATTGGTAAAGGGATGGCATCAACAATATCCTCATCTAAAACCTGAAAGAATCCCATTTTTAGAAGTTAATGATATTGACTTTAATGGTGATTTTTCGTGGATAGAAAGAACAACTGATGTTATTGATTTGCTGAAAGATAAGGCAATCTGTCCAAAACATGTAAAGAGCATCAAGGATAGTGTTGATATGCGAACAACTGCAATTCATCATAAAAACTATCTTATGAATTGGGCTTGCAATGAAAATGCAGTTGATCTTTCGAAAATGTCACGAGACACTGCCTTTTATGATTTGAAAGCTGAAGACAAAGCTGAAGCTAAGAAACCTAATGGTCGTTGGTTTTTCGAAGCTCACACTGATGCTCGCATGTTGCAGTCTCAATATGAAGAAAGTGTAGCATTCTATGCAGAAAAGTGTCCAGGTTCTGTAAATGGAGTTTCTATTGCAACTAAATTGACAAAGATGGCTCAAGTTGCTCGAACATTACCATTAGATGGACCTATGACACAATTGCTCATTTCATTCGATATAGACAAATTTTCACCTACACTTTTACCAACTGTTCATATGAGACTTGATGAACAATGGGCTGAAGCATTTGGAGTTCCAGATTTATTACATAGTCATAAGATCTTTACTGAAGGAACTGTTCATTACATAAAAGGTAGGATTCATCATAGATTCCCAAAAACAGGTGCAGACTTTGAAGGCTTTGCTGGAAGAAAGTTAACATTTTATCATTGTGCTGTTATGGGATATTGTATTAGAACATTAAGGCAAGCAAATGTTGTAACAGACGCAGCTGCATTTGCTTGCCTAATAGATGATGGAGCTTTACGTCTTAAAATTCCAAGAGCAAAGTTGGTTGAAAAGAAGGACATTATTATAGCACATTTGGAAAATGT